TGATAAACGTGACAATTTGCTGATGTTTCCGTTTTTCGATGAAAATAACGTGCTAGTATCGGTAAAATACCGCAAGACAGATTTTGTCAAGGGTAGAGACAATCAAAAAGAGTGGTTTGAAAAAAACACAAAACCGATACTGTTCGGTATGAACCGATGCACGGAAAAACATGATCGGCTGATAGTCACGGAGGGGCAGATAGATAGTCTGTCGGTGGCAGATTGTCAGATAGATAATGCGGTATCTGTGCCAGGCGGTCAGAGCAATAAAACATGGGTGCCGTTCTGCTATGATTTTGTGGACAGCTTCGATGAAATCGTAATTTTCGGAGACCATGAACACGGCCATGTAACATTGGTTGACCAGTTTACAACATCATTTCCGCACAAGAAACTGAAAGTTGTCAGGGCGCAAGATTATCTTGGCGAAAAGGACGCAAATGCAATTTTACAAAAATACGGCTGCAAAGCGATATGCGATGCCGTGAACAATGCCGAAGAAATACCTGTCACGGCTGTCAAAAAGTTATCGCAGGTCAAGGCGGTCAACCTGGATAAGCAGGAACATATCAGGACTGGCATATACGATGTTGACCGATATATCGGCGGTATCTATATGGGACAGGTGGTAGTTATCACGGGCAAGCGTGGTGAGGGTAAATCAACGTTAGCGTCACAGATAATTGCAAATGCGTTAGACCAATCAGACCTTGACGGCAATCCGTATTCGATTTTCGTCTATTCGGGCGAATTGCCTGACTATCATTTCAAACGCTGGCTAGATTTGCAGATTGCAGGAAAACAAAATGTTATACGTTCGGTCAACGAATATGGCGATGAAACCTATGACATACCTGATGATGTGGTTGACAAAATCAATCACTGGTATGATGATAGGGCGTACATATTTGACAACACAGCTGTGACGGCTGAAATTAAACTTGACGGCGACAATGCAAAACGTGACGGCAAGATATCATTGCTGGGTACGATTGAAACAGCTATCCGCAGATTTAATGTCAAACTGATACTGATTGACAACCTCATGACGGCACTGGACGTTGACCTCAGCAAAGAGCTGTATCGGGCGCAGTCTGATTTTGTAAATGCTGTTAAATACATAGCGGTCAAATATAACGTAGCTATCATATTGATAGCACACCCACGCAAGACCGCAGACGGCATTGAACTGAATGCAGATAGTGTCAGCGGTTCGGGTGACATCACAAATAGGGTTGATTTGGTTTTAACATATAGCAAAAACAACGACGATGACAAGGACGATTTTCAAAGTAAAATTGCCATTGTAAAAAACCGATTGACGGGTAACGTAGCGGACAATATCAAAGTTGCCTACAGTCAGATTTGTAAACGTATCGGCTGTAACAATGCAGAATGGGGCAGGGTCTATGGTTGTTTCAAAAAGGTTGACACGGCTGAAAACGAAGAGCTGCCGCCGTTCTAAAAAAATGGGAGGAATAAAAAATGGACAAAAAGGAATTTAGACAGTGGGTCAAAAAGGCATACGGTGATTTTCAAAAGGATAAGCAGGCGATTGCGTACAGCGATTGCAGTGACATTCTGAACGGCAAAACAAAAAATGCAAAAAGCCTTTGTGGGGCTTGCTGACGAGGTGCACAAATGGACAGAACAGAAATAGACAAACTGGCATATCGTGGCGAAGAACTGCCGAACGACAGCAATATTTTTGATGAAATATATTGGTTGGCTATGTATTATCTGTACAAGACAGCAACGCTGAACAACATCCCTGCGGAGCAAGCAGCGAAAGCCAAAAGCGCATTGACGCAGAAACTGGACAAGCAGATAAAGCAGAGCGAACCTAACGAAAACGTGATAGCAGCATTCAACGACAGTGTGCGTGTTATGCGTGAAATGGAAAAATTCATCAGACCCTATGCGGAATTTGAAAAAAAGAGCCGTGAAGAGCTGATAGAATTTATCAAGCATATGTTTGATGTGCTGTCGGGGCTTGGTCCGTATGAGGAGGGCAAGTAACATGGCTAACAACAAATTCTGCACAAGTTGCAAATATTTTGAGAGGGTGGCTGACAACTGCGGCAGAAAGAACGGAAAATATGGGCTGTGCAAATATGGCACGAGGCAGGGATTTTGTCCGAGAGTAGTCAACTATCAGCACCCTATCTGCGAAGTGTTCAAAGACAAGATAGAAGCTGTGAAATGCAGTGCTGCTACAACACTCTGTTGGTACTGCAAACACGCAGTGCCAAAGAGGGACAAGCTGACAGGTGAACAGATAACAGGGTGCAGTTGGTCGATAGACAGACAGCCTGTTGTCGGTTGGAAAACACATCGGCACAGAATGTATGAATCGCAAAAGGGCGGTATGATACACTCGTATACTGTGACGGAGTGCCCTGAGTTTGAGGAGGGGATAACATGTGGCATTTATATGACGGATATTGGAGAGAAGATTTGATTTCTCCAATTGAAATGATGTGGGTTTGGTGTCGTATGCAGGAAATCATAAAAGGAATAAGAAAGCTTACGGACAAGAAACGCAAGGTGTTATGCGTACTGTACATGATAGGGTGCATAATACTGGAGCCTGTGCAGTTTGTTGTTTACTATGGAACAATTCCGTTGCGGGCGTTTTTTGAGTGGTTTTGCAGTATAGGACAAGACTACTAGAAGGAGAGATAACATGAAGGTGTTAATAGCATGCGAAGAATCACAAGAGGTCTGCAAGGCGTTTCGTGCAAAAGGTCACGAAGCGTACAGCTGCGACATTCAGATGTGTTCAGGCGGTCACCCTGAGTGGCACATATCAGGCAATGCTCTGACCGTTATCAACGGCAATGTAGATTTCACCACTTGCGACGGACAGACACATACGGTAGACAAATGGGATTTGCTGATAGCTCATCCGCCGTGTACATATCTTAGCAACGCAGGGGCAGTACGGCTGTACAAAAAAATTAATGAAAAAAGCTACATTGATCTTGAAAGATTTGAAAAGGGACAAGACGCAAAAGAATTTTTCCTAAAATTTATTCATGCACCTATTGAAAGAATAGCTATTGAAAACCCAATAGCATCTGGTGTATATCGGTTGCCAAAATACACGCAGATTATACAACCATACGAATATGGACACCCATACAGCAAAAAAACATGTTTGTGGTTGAAAAATCTGCCTAAATTGATACCGACAAATATTGTTACACCCATATGTTCATGGGTGTCGGGTGGTAGCAAAAAGGCGGACGGCACTGCACGCACAAACCACGGAATGCTTCACGACAGTAAGAAAAGGGCCAAAACATTTCCAGGCATAGCACAAGCAATGGCTGAACAATGGGGAAGTGAGGAGGAATAGCATGACAAAAATCAAACCCGAATACATATTCCCACTGCTGCTGATTTTACTGGACGTGGGAGCGGCAATTATATATGCCGTGCAAAAAGATTACAAGAAAGCCGTCTACTGGATAGCAGCGGCTGTGTTGAATGTGACAGTGACGTTTTAGGAGGGAGAAAAGTGACAAAAGCTGAAAAAGCCAAAAACCTGCGCTATAAGAAAGCAATTGTATCGCAGCTCAATTTTGAGGAAATAACATCTCAGCTATACGACATCAGTTCCGTTTGCGAGGAATATCAGTATTACTTCAGCGGCGATGATGATACGCTTCTCAACGCACTTGACGGAGATGACGAGCAGGAGCAGGAATTTAAAATGATGTTCTCAGACCTTTCGTATGAGTGTGATAGTTTGAGGGGCATTGTCAATGATACCTATGTGTCAGAACATTTTGACGATTTTTTTGTCGGAATAATGCTAAACGGAAATAGTCCGTTCAAGTGCTATGGATATGATAGCTTTGAAGAAGATTACTTTGCACTTTCGTCATATGACACGAAATGTGCATCAAGTGAGAGCGCAAAGAGACTTAAACGTCTTACGAAGGACGAGCTGCTGTCCGTTTGTGGACAATGCTTTGGGCTTGCAGTGTCTTACCTCAACGTCCAATACAAATATGACTATTTGAAAGCTGCTTTTGATATCTTGAAAGATCAAAATACCTCATATTTGCAGATCATAAAGGACATTGAAACGGCATATGACAAAGCGGACGCAAAAGACTGGTATGAATACAGCGCCGAAGTGAAAGCATTTGATAAGCTTGTCGGAAGTTTCGATGAATATAGCAAAATCTGGCTTGAATAATGAGGAGGGATAACATGGCAAGATACATTAACGCAGACAATCTGATTAACGAACTATCGGCAGCGTGTATGCCGATATACGAAAAGGGCATAACAGGCATTCTGGGTGACAACAGCAGTATCGCTGACATAATCAATGAACAACCTACTGCAGACGTGCAGGAGGTCAAGCATGGAAAGTGGGAAACCACAGAATTAATGTATGAAAACGGCTGTACAAGATGTAGCGAATGTAAAACAGAATATTATGCAAGCGATTTAGAAGAAATATGCGGCGATACGTTCCCGACTTATTGTCCACTTTGCGGAGCAAGAATGGACGGTGACAGCAATGACAGATAAACAATACAAAAAATATAAAGAGATTGAGGAAGAAATAAGACCTATACAAACATTTGTAAAAGGATTTTGCACTCGTTCCAGTTCTTGTCCAACTTTGATTTTTACAAAGCCAAAGTTTAAATTTAAAAGAAGGCAGACTTGTGTTCCAGACGTTTGCGAGATTGAAATTTCTTATGCATTGCAAAGTCGAATATTAGAAGTTATTGGGCAGTATATTGACGAGAAAGAAAAAGAACAGAAAGAACTATAGAGAAGGAGCGATAACGATGCGTAAAATATTATTTCGTGGCAAACGCACCGACAATGGTGAATGGGTTCAGGGCTATCCCTGCCACTATGGTTGGATAGGGAAAGAAAAAGACTATATCATTCCCGATTATGCAAGTGCATTATATACGGCTGAAATTGACCCTGAAACTGTCGGTCAGTACACAGGGGTGACAGACACGAACGGCAATAAAATTTTTGAGGGGGATCTCTGCCTGTGCGACAGAAATATTTCAAAACATATTGACAAAAAGGTTTTTGAAATTAAATTTGATCCTGAGACTGGTTTTTTCGGAGAAAGCGACACATCAAACATATACCCTAGCGATTTTTATATGTGCGAAATTGTCGGAAATGTTTTCGACACCCCTGAATTTCTGAAAACTGGTGAAATGCCATGAAAGCACGAACGAACATCGTCAGACAAAGCGACATCAAAAAAGAGGTCGCAAAGGAAATGCAGAAAAGATATATTGAACTGCAGGGCGAGATAATGCAGGATATCACAGAACAGATAATGGCGACTGTTTTGTGGACGTTGGATAAGTGGTACGGCTGGAAAGGCAAACGCCTGCGTGCATTTATCGACGCAGTGAATAGCACGTTTGACATCATGGACACGGCTGAATTTGACAACGATAACAACGCCAGCTATCTGAAAGAGACATACGGCATTGACCTGTCGGAGCTGATATCAACGGAAATGACTGACAGGGTGCAGAAAGGCGGTTGAAATGACAGCAAAAGAATATTTGCAAAACGCCTATAAAATCGAACGGCGTGTAAAAATCATCGAAAACAAGGTCAAGAAACTGCGGTCACAACTAGAATATGCTGGCATATCATACGAAAACACAGGTGCTAGTCATGGCAGTTGCAATGGCGACAAGATGTCAAGCACCATAGAACGCATAGCAGAATACGAACGCAGACAGCAGGAACTGGCGCTGATACTGATTGACAAACGTCTGCAAATTGAACAATCTATTGACGCAGTGGCAGACGCAGACCAGCGAGAAGTCCTTGAACGGCGGTATCTTTTCTATCAACGCTGGGTAGGAAAATTCAACAAAGAAAATGGTGAATACATAATGGGGATCACTGACTATATGAACTACTCAGAACGAACGATTTATAAAATTCACGGCGAAGCCCTGAAACATATCGTTGTTCCAAAAGAGTGCAGTGAAATGCAGTGAAATGCAGTTATTAATCTGCTATACTGTATAATAGCCCGATAGGGTGAAAGGTCAGTTGGTTATCTCCTCAACAAAAGCCAACCTTATTTTTACGCCTGAGTGGCTAGCCCTCAGGCAATGTGCAGGGGCGGTGCGCCATCACTTAACCTGCTCCATGTTTTTTTACTTCTTTTGCTTTAGATCTCCTGACTTCCGCTATGGCATTAGCTATGGCGGATATATCGGTCGATACTGCAATGATGTTGACGCCGATACCAATCAGCCACACACACCTCTTAACAATGTGTCCCACGTGTGGCATTTTTATTTTATGGGGGCGGCACTATGAAAGACTTTGCATATTCTTTTTACCGCTCAGCGGCATGGAAGAAGTGTCGCCAATCTTACATCGACAAACGCATATTAATCGACGGCGGTTTGTGTGAAGAATGTCACGAACGTGCTGGATATATTGTTCATCACCGAACATTGTTGACGCCAGCAAACATTAGTGACCCTGAGGTATCATTAAATCATGCCAATCTCGAATTTGTATGCAAAAAATGTCATGATAATTTCGAGGGTCATTTTTACCAAAAATCGCCTAAAAAATTAACAAAATGTGAATTTGACGCATTTGGTATGCCCGTATCCCCCTCAAATTTGGACTGAATTTTTTCCTAAAATACCGAGGGGGCAAAGGTCATTTTTTACGCACGATAAAATCGCATAAGGGGGTGTAATCTGACAATGGCAAAAATCAAAAAGAATTTGAGCGAGCTGCGAAAAGCTGTGGATAGTTGTGAACCAGCTAAGAGAGAGCTGGGCATAAAGCTGTTAGATCAGCTGGAGTACATGGAGAATCTGCTGAGCGAGTATCAGAAAAAAATAAAAGCAGAGGGCGCAATCATCGAAGCAACAAACGGCAATGGTTTTACTGTCAAGACAGAGCACCCTGCAAGCAAAGCGTATGCAACATTAATTGGAAAATACAACGCAATGGCAAAGACAGTTGAGAATATTATCCTTGACAGCCTGCAAAAATCTGAGGGCGACGAGTTGCTGGAGTTCCTAGGCGGTGCAAAGCGTTGACGGAATTTGAAAAATATTTTACTGGCATTTATGACGGAAATATCGTTGCGTGTGAGAAAATGAAAAAGGTTTCGGAAATGCTGTTGAACAGATTTGCAAGCCCTGATGAATTTCATTTTGACGAAGCTATTGCAACACGGCATACGGACTTTATCGAAAAATTCTGCAAGCAGCCGTCTGGAAAACTAGGTCAGCCGTTGAAGCTGGAGCTGTTTCAAAAAGCAAGACTGCAAGCATTATTCGGCTTTGTTGACGATAACAACCTGCGCCAGTATAACGAATGCCTGATAATCGAAGGCCGAAAGAACGGCAAGACAACGGAAATTGCGGCAGTCGAAAATGATATGCTAGTCAATGACGGAGAGGGTTCACCGCAGATATATAACGTCGCCACAATGCTAGATCAGGCAAAGCTAGGTTTCAACGCCTGCTACAAAATGATAAAACAATCGCCATTGTTGAGCAAGCATATTCGTAAACGTGCGGTCGATTTGTATTTTCCGTTGAACATGGGATTTATAAAGGCTCTTGCCAGCAATTCAAACAGCCTTGACGGTCTGGACGTTCACTGTGGTGTTATCGACGAATTGGCGGCAATAAAGAACCGAGATCTATATGATTTGATAAAGCAAGCAATGGGTGCTAGACAGCAACCCATTTTATTTTGCATTACAACAAACGGCTTCGTTCGTGGTGGTATCTTTGACGCCCAATACGAATATGCAAATAATTTGCTATACGGACGGCTGACGGAAATCAACAAAAGGTTTCTGCCGTTTATCAACGAACTGGATAGCCCCGACGAATGGGATAAGGAAGAATGTTGGGTAAAAGCAAATCCCGGGCTGGGTACGATAAAATCAATAGACTATCTGCGACAAATGGTGCAGAAAGCCAAAGATGACCCTAGCTTCAAAGCAACGGTTATGGTCAAAGATTTTAACCTCCCACAGAATACCGAAAGCGGCTGGCTGAGGTGGGACGAGCTGAACAATGAAGAACCTATCACGGACTATCCGTTCAGATATTTCATCGGTGGTTTTGACGCCGCTGACTATATAGACCTGAATGCCGCAAAGGCTATCTGCAAAAAGCCTGATGATGATAGGCTGTATGTAAAATCTATGTACTGGATTCCGCAAGCCGTTCTTGATGCTGACGCTGAAAAGGGCGACAGACGTGGACGAGATAGTGTGCCGTATGAATTGTGGAAATCGCAAGGTCTGCTGAGAACATGTGAGGGAAACAAAGTCAACAAGCGTGTTATCCTAGACTGGTTTTTGGAACTGAGGGATAAAGAAGATATTTATCCGTTGGCTATCGGCTATGACCCTTGGCACGTTTCGGACGAGCTGATAAAGGCGTTTGAAGAAGAGTTTGGCAAGGGCGTTTTAGTACCTGTGCGCCAGGGCGTTATCACACTGTCTGACCCGATGAAAAACCTGAAAGCTGAATTTCAGCGACACAACATTGTTTACGACAACAATCCGATTGACAAATGGTGTTTTCTGAATACGGCTGTAAAGACAGATGTCAACGGCAACATTCAGCCGTGCAAAAAATCTGACCGAACGCAGAGAATAGACGGACTTGCGGCGCTATTGGACGCATATGTGGTCTATTATAATCGGCAGGAAGAATTTGAAAGTTTGATATAAGGAGATAAAAGTGACAACCGAAGTAATTAACAATCTATTTGGCATAAAAGAAAGTTTTGAACTTCCGCAGGTGCTTCTTGCGAAACTTCTTGACAAGGCTGAAAAAGACAAGCTATGCAAGGAATTTGTCAAACAGGGTTTCAATGGCAACAATGATTGCCTGCGTGACTATTTTCAAGAGAATAACGCAAACCGCAGTAATCTAAAGCAGGATTATACGCCCGATTGTCTGTGCAAGTTGATTTCCAAGCTTGCACCAAAGTCAGGGAAGATAATTGATATTTGTGCAGGAACTGGCGCACTGTCGGTTGGTATGGATAGGGATAGCGTCTTTCAATGCGAAGAATTATCGCAAATGAGTATTCCTGTGTTGCTTCTCAACCTTGTGATACGCAATAAAGATGCCATTGTTGTTCAAAAAAATGTTTTGCTTAACGAAGTGCAGAAAGTTTATAAGCTGTGCAAATCGGACGAGTTCAGCGATATAGAAGTTGTTGATACTTATGAAGAGAATACAACGGATGTTGTTATATCAAACCCACCTTATTCGCTGAAATGGGAGCCAAAGTCAGACCCACGCTTTGAGGGCTATGACCTTGCGCCTGCTAAAGCTAGCGACTATGCGTTTGTGCTTGACGGCTTATCACGGCTGTCAGACGTAGGCAAGGCATTCTATATCCTCCCTGCAGGTGTCCTCTTTCGAGGAAACGCAGAGGGCAGGATCCGCAAGCAACTTATAGAGAATAATTTGATAGACGCAGTTATTTCGCTGCCTGAAAATATGTTTCTGAATACCAGCATACCTGTCAATGTTATCGTATTTAGCAAAAATAAGCAAACAAAAGATATTCTGTTTATCAGTGCCGAAAAGCTTTTTGAGAAGCACGGCAAGCAGAACGTCATGGCGGACGAACATATTCAGAAAATAGCCGATACATATCACAACCGCAGTGTTGTTGAAAAATTTTCAAACGTGGCGAACTATGAAGAAGTTGCTAAGAATGATTACATCTTGAACGTTCCACGCTACGTTGACACGTTTGAAAAGGAGGAACTTCCACCTTTAAAAGACATCTGCAAAGAGCTGATACAAAGTGAGCTTGAAGTGCATAAGGCGACGAATGACCTCATGGTGATACTTAAAGACCTTTGCGGTGATGATGAATACAGTCAGGTCAAGGACGATTTTTTGAAATTCTTCACCGAACAAGACATTGTCGGTGAAACCATGGCAACATGGCTTGAAATGAAAAATCTTGAAAACCGCACGGACTACATTCTTTCCCATGCCAAGAAGGAACGCAAACCACTGCTTGACATTGTGACATTTGAACGTGTGAAAAAAGGCAAAGTGTACGAAGCTGGCACTGTCTATATTCAGCTATCCGCTACGGACGGAAAAGTAAGATATCTTTGCGAGAACTCAGAGCTGGAAACCAAGTACGGCGTATTTCAACCCAAAGACAAGAGCATGGGAACAAGATATCTTTTCTATATCTTGGAATATGAAATGGAAGCGTTTTTGGCACGATATCAGAGCGGAATGAATATTAATCCTGAGATTTTCAAATTCATGCAAGTTACGTACTATCCCGAAGTGAAGTATCAGCAAGAAATAGCTATGACGCTTGACGGCATTCAGGCAAGATATGATGAGGTTTATCAAGAAAAAGAATCATGGAAATGTTTTAAGGAATTTCACTTGTCGGGAATGTTCCCGTGATAAACAACTACAGGTAGAAAGGGGTGAAAAAATGGGTCTGATAAATCGTTTTAAAAACAGGTCGCAGGTAGTAACCAGATATAAGATGATGACGGAAATCGGCAACGGCTACTATAGTTGGGACGGTAATGTTTACCGTTCGGACTTGGTGCGTGCCTGCATTCGCCCAAAGGTCAAGGCTATTGGAAAACTGACCGCAAAGCATATCAGAAAATCATATAGCCGAAATGGTGACGGCAGTATCGAGATAAACCCTGAACCATATATGCGAATGCTGTTGGAAGAACCTAACGAGTTCATGACAATGCAGAAAATGTTGGAAAAAGTCGCAACGCAGCTGTGTTTGAACAACAACGCATTTATTCTGATTATCCGTGACGGCAACGGCTATCCTACTGAACTATATCCTATTCCTGCGGACAGTGCGGAATGCGTATATATCGGCAACGATTTGTATTTGAAATTCACATTTTTCAATGGGCAAAGATATACGTTTCCGTATGCAGATATCATTCATCTGCGTAGCGATTTTTACAAGGACGATATTTTCGGAGAACGGCTGAGCGAAGCACTGACACCGTTAATGGAAATCGTAACAACGACAGATCAAGGTATTGTCAAGGCTATCAAGAATTCGTCAATCATTCGCTGGCTGTTGAAGTTCACCAGTTCCCTGCGCCCTGAGGATTTGAAAAAGCAGGCGCAGGAATTCAGTGAGCAGTTCATGAGCGTCCAGAACGGCACAGGTGTTGCGGCGGTCGACAGCAAGGCGGACGCAAAACAAGTTGACGCAAAAGACTATGTACCGAATTCATCGGTTATGGAAAAAACCACGCAGAGAATTTATTCGCTGTTTAACACAAACGCAAATATCGTGCAATCGAACTACACCGAAGACCAGTACAACGCCTACTACGAATCGGAGATAGAACCAGTAGTAATGGAACTGGCTGGCGAATTCACACGAAAACTATTCAGCCGTATCGAAAGAGGGTATGGCAACAAGATAGTTTTTGAAGCGTTCAACCTGAGCACTGCGTCAATGTCAACCAAGCTGAATCTGGTGCAGTTTTTTGACAGGGGTATCATGAACGCAAATGAAATCCGAAGCGTGTTCAATCTGGCTGACATTCCTTCGGGCGATCAATACTATGTCAGACTAGACACGGCAAAGATAGACAGCGGTGAGGGAGGTGAAAACGATGAAAATTAACGTCAAGGGTACAATCATTCCGAGTGATGACCAATGGATTTATGACCTTTTCCGCATTGACGCTACTTCCCCTGCGAGGGTCTTAAAAGATATAACTGCGGCAACTGAAAAAGGCGAGCCGTTGGAAGTTTACATCAACTCTGGTGGTGGTGATATTTTTGCGGCTTCCGAAATCTATTCGGCAATCCGTGAATATTCAGGTGATGTCAAGATACACGTTGTCGGTCTTGCAGCAAGTGCGGCAAGCGTAATAGCGTGTGCAGGCAAGTCAGATATATCACCGACGGCACAGATCATGGTGCATAACGTATCATCAGCGACAAGAGGTGATTACCATGACATGGACAAAATGTCAGAGGTTCTGCAAAAAGCCAATGAGACCATTGCAAATGCCTACATAACCAAGTCAGGCATGACAAAGGAAAAGGCACTGGAAATCATGGACAAGGAAACATGGCTGACGGCTGATGAAGCGGTCGAACTGGGACTGATAGACGAAATCGCAGAAAGCAAGAACGTCAAGTCACAGCTTGTGGCGGCCTACTGCGATATCATACCGCAAAACGTAATCGAAAGAATGAAAGCTGAGCGTGCTGATAAAAAGATAACAGCACAGGCAAGGCTTGACAAACTAAAGGAGGGTTATAAAAATGACAAGACAGGAAATGCTTGACAAGGCTCAGGCTCTCATCAACGAGGGCAATTTTGAGGAAGCTGAAAAGCTGATGAATGACGCTGAAAAGGCGGCAAAGACACAGGCAAATCTGAACGCCATGACAAAGATCCATGCGTCAGATACTATGAAAAATATGATCGAAAGGAATGAAAACAAGATGAGCGAGAATGCGATCACACACACATCAAACATCTATGACAGCATAGAGTACAGAACTGCATTTATGCACAACGTTCTCGAGGGTACACCAATCCCTGCGAAGTTTGCGAACGAGGCACAGTCCACAAAGACCACTGACGTTGCGGCTGTTATTCCGTCAACAACCATGCAGAGAATCGTTGAGAAGCTGGAGGAACACGGACAGATCTATGCCCTTGTCACAAAGACAAATATCAAGGGTGGCGTGACAATCCCTACATCAAGCGCCAAGCCAGTTGCAACATGGGTCGCTGAGGGTGCAAGCTCTGACACACAGAAGAAGTCCACAGGCTCAATCACTTTCAGCTACTACAAGCTGAGATGTGCTATCTCCATGTCGCTTGAAGTTTCGGTAGTATCTCTTGATTTCTTTGAGACAGTATTTGCTAATCAGGTAGCCGACGCAATGATCGCTGCTATCGAAACAGCAATCATCAAGGGTGATGGTTCAGGCAAGCCGAAGGGCATCACAAAGGAAACTGTTGTCAGCGGTCAGAATGTGAACGTTGCACTGGCAAACGGTATTACATACAATACCCTGTGGGATATGAAGAAGAAAATTCCGTCAGGCTACAGAGCAGGCGTTAAGATGTTCATGAACTTTGCAACATTCTGCGATATCCAGGCACTGACAGACACAAACGGACAGCCTATCGCTAGGGTCAACTATGGTCTTAACGGAGATATGCAGCCATCAATCCTTGGCACACCTGTTGTGTTCTCTGACGATATCGACGCTTATGCAGACACTGTATCGGCTGATACAATCGTTGCATTCTTCTTCCGCCCTGAGGACTATATCCTCAACACAAATCTCCAGATGACAGTCAAGAGATATGAGGATAATGACACCGAAGACCAGGTTACAAAGGCGGTCATGCTGGTAGACGGCAAGGTTATCGACAAGAACAGCCTTGTGACACTCACAAAGAAGAGCAAGTAATCATGATGATAAAGGGGGCATAACGAATGCTAGAAAGTTTGAAAAATTCGCTGAGGATATCACACGACAAGCTAGATAGCGACATTATGTCAAACGTTGACGCCTGCATGGAAGATTTGAAGCGTGTGGGCGTGTTCGTTCCCTTTGACGCTGATGATTGCAGTGCAATTCTGAAAAAGGCTATCGAAAACTATGTCAAATGGCAGTATGATTTCAACGGCAAAGGCGAAGATTTCCGCAAGAATTATGAGCGCCTGCGAGACGCACTAAGTCTGAACGAGGACTACACGGAGGGGATTTAACGATGTTTAATGATGTTGTAAAAATTGCCAAAGCAAAGATAGTTTCGGACGAAATTGGAAATCAAGAAAAGGTCGTTGATTGGGAAAACGCCAAAGAGGTTTTCTGCCAAGTATCATCAATTTCACGTTCTGAATTTTACAGTGCCGCACAGGCAGGGTTTCAACCTACGTTGAAAATCAAAATGGCAGATTACTATGACTATGATGACGAAGATATGTTATTCTACAACGGTCGGGAGTATCGTATCATACGCACATATGTCGCAGGAATAGCCATTGAACTGACGGCTGAACGCTTTGGCGGTGATTGCTGATGAAATCGGTTGAAATTGATGTCAGCAAACTGGCAAAACAGGTCGCTGATGACCTGAAAGAATACAGCGAAGAAACCGCAAAAATAGTTGACGGCTGTATCGACGAGGTTGCAGACCAATGTGTTGAAAAGTTGAAAGCCACATCACCACGTCGCACAGGCGAGTATGCCGAAAGTTGGAAAGCCGAAACAGTATACGCTAAGTCGGGCAACAAACGTGTTGTTGTGCGTAACAAAAAATACTACTATCTGACACATCTATTGGAACACGGTCACGCAAAGAAAGGCGGCAAGGGCAGAGTAAAGGCATTTGTGCATATCAAACCAGTTGAGGAATATGCACAAAAAACACTGCCTGAGTTGATAGAAACGAGGTTGAAGAAATGAATTTGACATTGGATGATATACGTTCACGATTAACGGCTGTCGACGAACTACAAGGCAGAATCGCATACTATTCATCACGTGGTGAAATGAAAACACCCTACTGCGTGTTCTATCGTGAAAGCACCATAGACAGCGGAGACGATATGCACCCCGCAAGTCTGCGAGAGCAGACGATAGTCATTGAATTGTACACGAGGAAAATCGACGTTAATTTAGAAACGGCTGTTGAAAAGCAGTTTGCGGATTTTGATTTGGAAAAGTCTGAAAGCTGGATTGAGGACAGCAAGGAGTATCAGATAAGATATTCCTTTACCAATTATTTGAAATAAGGAGGAATTAAAATGGCTGAGACAAAGAAAGCCCCGAGTAACATCATCTTGGGAAGCGGTTATATCTACTATCAGGATTTCAGCGGTGAAACAGTACCTGATGTTGATACTATCTGCACGAAAGCCAATGTGCTGGGTTATATCCAGGGCGGCGCAACCCTGTCCTATAAGCCGACATTCTACACCGCAAGTGATGATGATGGCACACATCAGAAGACAATCATCACCGAAGAAGAAGCTACACTGAAAACTGGCATTATGGTATTCAACGGCAATACCCTTGACGTTCTCTGCGATACTGCAAGAGTTACAGAAGATACCAGCAAGAAACGTAGAACTGTCAAGATTGGCGGTCTGAAGAATATGCGTCGCAAGAGGTATGTTCTCTGCTTCCACCACGTTGACGCAGTTGACGGAGATATATGGGTCATGATCGTGGGAAACAACCAGAGCGGCATCGAACTGGCATTTGCAAAAGACAAGGAAAGCGTTATTGACGCAGAATTCAAAGCACTGCCAAGCGACAGCGAAGGAACGCTGATTACCTACATCGAAGAAGACAAGTCGATAAGTGCCACATAAGCAACACAAATACACAGCCTGCTGAGATTTTCAGTGGGCTGTTTTTTTGGAGGTATACAGAAAAATGCCAAAGACGTTGAATTTCAATAAAATGCAAAAACCTAGCCTGCGTATCGAGCTGGCTGATGAAAAGCATACCACGATTTTTGTTATGCCACCCACAAAGGGTGAAATTGAAGCGTTCGGGGAAATATCCGCAAAGCTAGGTGGCAACAAGTTGAATGAAGCAATCGAAATGTGTGCAAAGCTGATGTCGCACAACATCGCAAAGATACCAATAACGGCTGAAACACTGGCTGATTGGGATATATACGACATTCAAACATTCTACCGCACATATATTGACTATCTGCTGGAAATCAAAAATTCAAAAAACTAGCGCTCCCCTACTATCCACCGCAGAATAGGGAGGGGGAGAAATATGAAATTTCCTCAACGTGGGAAAAGTTAGTTGCGGACTATATGGGTATATCGCTATATGATGTTGATGATATGGACTACTATGATTATCTGCTGATACGTCGTGATGCTTTTATCGCACGGCTCAGGCAGAGCGAGAGCGGTCAAGAATACCTAGATAACGCATATAGGCTTACCTTAACGAAGCCTGACCGACAGGCTTTGCGAAAAAATTTTGGAAAGGGGGTAATGATAGGTGGCAAAAAGTAGCATTAAGGGTATTACGATAAAAATAGGCGGTGACACCACAGGTCTTGACAAGGCACTGAAAGAAACAAACAAAAAGAGCCGTGAGCTGGAGAGTGAGTTGAAAGCGGTCGATAAAGCCCTAAAGCTGGACCCGAATAACGTCACACTGGTCAAGCAAAAACAAGACCTGCTGAAAGATAGTATCAAAGAGACAAAGTCAAAGTTGGACGTGCTAAAAGAAGCACAATCACAGGTCACAGCACAGTATAAAAAAGGCGAGATAGACGCAGGACAATATCGTGCGTTTCAGCGAGAGTTGGAAACAACGAAGTCGAAGCTGTCAAGTCTGAAAGACGAAAAGAAAAATGTTAATGCCATTGGCACGGCATTTAAAGAAGCCAAAGACAAGGTCGAACCTGTCATAAAAAAAGTTGAAAAAGTCGGTTCTGCCATAGGCGGTGCGACAAGCAAAGCCGTAAAATTCACGGCAACGCTAGGCAAGATAGACACGGCTATGATAGGCAAGGCGGCTGACGGGTTCAAAAAATACACGCAGACTATAGGTGTTGGTCTTGCAGCTGTAACAACGGCGCTTGCGGCAAACGTTGAAGCAAGCCGTGAGTGGAACAGCGATATGACCAAGCTGAAAACAAACGCCGAAACCAGCGGCAACAATTTTGATTTTATGAAATCCAAAATGCAAGATTTGGTGGCTATCACGGGCGAGTCCGATTCAAGCATTGAAGCGTTATCAAACCTTATGGCTGTCGGTTTCAGCGATGAACAAATGACGCCTGCTATAAACGCACTTAGCGGAGCAGTTGAAAAATTTCCTGACACTTTGAAAATCGAGAGCCTTTCAGATAGCTTGCAGGAAACCCTTGCCACAGGTGCTGCGACAGGTCAGTTTTCAGAACTTATCGGGCGTATGGGTGATAGCGTTGACGATTTTAATGCGGGTCTACAGAATTGCACGTCAGAGGCAGAACGTCAGCAGTATGCCCTTGACTGGTTGGCAAATTCGGGTCTGTCGGAAATCAACGACGAATACCAGTCAGCAAATAAATCAACGCTGGACTATGAACGTGCAAGTTTTGAATTGCAGGACGCCCTTGCGTCTTTGGGAACTGCATTCACGCCTGTTATGGCAGGCGCAAAGGGAATGGCGGCAGACTTTCTGACAAAATCGTTGCCAGCTGTTCAGAAATTGTCAGGCGGTTTCACCAAACTATTTGACGGCGTTTCTAGTTTGCTAGACGCATATGACAGTGGCGGTCTTGACAGCTTGACCGAACAAATTCCGATTGTTATATCTGGGCTGTTCAGTTCTGCGTCAGAAACGCTAGCCGAAAATGCACCGACACTAATCACAGCGACAACCACAGTGCTAACGTCTATCATTCAGTCGCTGGCACAATCAGCCCCGTCACTAATCAACTCAATTCTGCCGTCACTGCTTAACGGCTTTTTCGGATTGATAAATGCGTTGGTTTCAACTATCCCTACGCTAGTGCCTGAACTGGTGCAGGGCGCAATCACGCTGTTTTTAGGTCTGATTGACGGGCTAAATGATGTTATCGGACAGCTGATGCCAATGTTGCCTAGTTTGATAAAACAAATAACTGACACACTGATTGAAAATCTGCCAGCAATCATCGAGGGTGGTTTCCAATTACTAATAGGATTGATAACAGGTCTGACCAAGTGCACACCTGATTTGATAGACAGTGTGATAGCGTTGATACCAGTTATCACAAAGGCTTTGACAGATAATCTGCCTGCGCTGGTCAAGGCAGGCATGGAGTTGATAGTCGCATTAGCGAAGGGATTGCCTGACGCTATACCTGCTATCATAGACGCATTGCCTAATATAATCAGCGCTATCATAGACGGCTTCAAGGACGTTGATTGGCTGGACTTGGGTGCAAATATCCTCAAGGGCATTTTGAATGGTTTAGTCTCTGCGGTCAGCGGAATTTGGAGCGTTGTTGAAGATGTAGGCAGTGCCATTATAGACGGATTTTGCGATTTCTTCGATATCCATTCGCCTTCAAGGGTCATGGCGAAAAAGGTCGGTCAGTATCTGCCGTCAGGAATTGCGGTCGGTATGGAAGACACTGCGGACGAACCAGTTGACGAGGCACAGGCTATCGTTGACAGTGTTGCAGGTGTATCGGCTGAAATGGATCCTGTCATGATAGGCAGACAGACCGCAAGAAAAACGGCTGACAAAATATCAACCGAAGCCGACAGCACCACACAACACGGCAAGAGCGGTGATTTGACAGTGGTTATGAACATCGACGGAAAACGTTTCGCCACAGTGACAGCACCATACATGGACGTTGCTATGGCTGAAAAAATCAATCTGAACGCTAGGAGGGTGGCTGACAATGTCTAGTATAACGATAAATGGTAAAAATTCCTATACTGATTTCGGGGCGTTGCTGACATCACGCAGTACACCGCCACCAAACATCAGGGATATATCGGCTACTATACCATACCGCAATGGCGATATATGTTTCACATATCAGAATGGCGGTAAACCTACCTATGATACACGAACATTAACATACAAATTCGTGTTTATGAACTGCCCGAAAACCGCCCTGCGGAAAACAGTGGCAGATTTTGAGAACTGGATTTTGTCGGCTGGCGAATGTGACCTATATGACGATGCTGAAATTTACCATTATAAAGCAAGAGCAATTAGCTGTGCCGAAAATGAAAAAGGCTATCATGTTGAGGTAACGGCAACGTTCAAGGCACAGCCGTACAAGATATCTGACGATTTTTCCGACAAAGGATTTGACGATTTCAGTTTTGAAAACGACTATCTAAATCTTACGGACATGACACTGACGGCTATTGAAATGGCTCCACACGCCCCTATGGGTGTGCTAAAAGTCTATTTGTATTCGGACGTGCCGATAAAACCACGTCTGATATATAGGCGGTCTGCTGATGATATCGGCAAGGTAGGATTCACACATTTTCAAAACAACAGCGTTGATATTTCCGAAAAGGTATACAGACCGACAGAAAAACCATTCGATATGGACGAACTGATTTTACAGCCGGGTTTGAACACTTTGTCAGCGTATGGCTTCGGCACGCTCACGCTGAGTCTGCATGAGGAGGTGTTATAAATGCATACTGTCACTATCAAAAATGGCGTTGAAAAAACCACGATACACAGTGATAACCTTGACCGCATTTCAGGCGGAAAAATCATCAAGGCTGTCAATGCTGTTGACAGTTTCACGTTTACCATATACCCCGATAATGCAGGATATGACAAACTAAAACCACTGACAACATCGGTCACTGTCACGGACGATAGCACAGGCAAAGACGTTTTTATCGGACGTGTACTGAAATGTCCTGACAGCATGGACGAACAAGGGCTGATTTGTAAATCCGTCACCTGCGAGGGGCGTTTAGGTTGGCTATATGACAGTGTTCAGCCCTATATTGAATACAAAATGGTAGGCGTTCGGACAGTGCTAGCGTCATTCATTTCCAAACACAATGCGCAGGTCGGTGATGATAAACACATATCGGTCGGACAGGTCACTGTAACGGCTGAAAATAATTACACATATTCTGTCAACTGGGTATCGACTATGGACGCAATATCTGAACAACTGGTCGGAAAATTCGGCGGTGAAATACAGCTGAGAGACCAAGACGGCAAAGTGTATATAGACTATCTGGAACATATCGGACACGGCACAGACACAAAAATAGAACTGGCAGTAAATCTCAAAACTATCAGCCGTGAAGTGGACGAAGCGAGCGTTATTACACGGCTATATCCACTGGGTGCAAAGCTGACCGATAGCGAGAAAAGGCTGACGATTGGCACTGTGAACAGTGGCAAAGACTACATAGAAGACAGTGCGTTGGTTGCTAAGTATGGCGTAATCAGCGGTACACAAACGTGGGACGACGTAACACAGGCGTCAATTTTGAAGACAAAAGCTACAGCATTCCTGAAAAGTGCAAACAAAGCCAAAAAGCAGTATAAAATAACTGCGGTTGATTTGTCAACAATTGACATGAATTTTGAACAGTTTGAGCTAGGTTGCTGGTATCGTGTAGTCAACCCTCTTATGGGGATTGACGAAGATTTACGCATAATCGGCATTACTATCAACCTTGACAACCCTGAGCAATCCGAGTTGACATTTGGTGACAAATTCGAAACCATGACAGGGTTCATGACAGCCAAAACCAAGAGCCTGCAGACAGCTATTGATAATAGTGAATTCAGAAACAGACAGGTCATAGACAGCAAAATTGAAAATGCCACAAAACTGATTACGGGTGCAGAGGGCGGTCACGTCATTCTAGATCCGTCAGAAAAACCAGAACGCATTCTGATTATGGATACGGCTGATATAAATACCTGTAAATCCTGTATCCAATTAAACAAAAACGGACTAGGTTTTTGGAAATCATCGGACGGCGGTTCTGCAAAAGACGGACCGTACACAAATGCGTGGACTATCGACGGAAATTTGGTGGCTAGTTTTATAACCGCCCTGACCCTGACAGGGTTGAAAATCAACAACGGCAATGGAACGTTCAAAGTGGACGAGAACGGAAACGTGGTCGCTAACAAACTGTCGTCAAAATCAGCAACTATCACAGGTGGAACGATAAATATAAAAACGTCTAGCCAGAATACCAGTGTAATTCAGCTATCCCATAATGAATGGACGCTGAAAGTCAGTCCGCTGGAGATACGCATTGACAACAGCACAATCGGCGGTCATATCGTCCTGCAGGCTGGCGCTATGTCAGGCTATTGGAATAACGAATTAAAATTTTCACTAGATACAAATAGTGGTAATATTTCAACGTACACAGACAGCGGAAAAAAAGTATTTACAGTTGATACCAATAACAGGGCGATGTATCTGTATAACGAAAATGAAAAAACTGCAATACAGTGCTACGGCAAGACAGGTGATATTATGTGCAACAGTATCACTACGAAAAACCACACACTAGACTAGGAGGGATAAAATGGCAAACAATGTTGATTTGACAACAGCAATCGAAACTGTCCGAAACGCATTTTATGGCCGTGACGTTCGCCAGGCATTGGTTGACGCACTGACGGCGGTACAAACAACGGTCAATGAAATGGATCAAACGAAAATTAAATCAGGCACTATTGAATACACACTGGAAAAGGCAGCTTCAAGTGTGCAGATACCGTTGAATTTGGATTTTGTGCCAAAGCAGATATGTGTGTCGCTGAGGGATATCGGCACACCTAGCCCATTTCAGAACTACTGCACCCATGTGCAGGTATACAAGGGCGCATATTTCGCAGTGATCTGCATGGGTCCTAGCAATGGCGCAACTACTGTCAACGTACCTGCAGGAACGTACAGCATTGACTACATAGCAATCGTATAGGGGGTGCAGAAATGGTAATCAGACTAGACGAAAATTACAACGCAATGACATCAACAGCCCTTTTGGGTTACGTCGGTGAAACAAATGCTAGACCTGTGTCTGTCGAAGGGCTGACAGTAGACGGCGCAGACCACTATGTGTTAACGATAGACTATGGCGACGGCACTGTCTATGAGGTCGATATCACAGGCGGCACATGGACACCAACGGCAGATATCTTGCGGTCGGCGCAGACAGTCAGCTGTCAGATAGCGGCTAAAAAATTAGCAGGCGACGAATATATCCTGCTGAAAAAATCACGAATTTTCCGCCTGCGTATCGGTGCGGCTATCGGTGATACAGCTATTCCGTCACCAAGTGTGGCAGCTGACGCACTGGATAAGATAGACGCCATAGGCACACAGGTTGCCGCAGACCGCAAAGCCGCTGAAACCGCCGCAGAAACGGCGACAACAGCGGCAGAGAACGCAAAAAAATCTGCCACAAACGCAGGATTGTCAGCCGATACCGCAACGCAGGCGGCAAGCCGTGCGGAAACCGCACAGGCATCTGCAGAAACGTCCGCAACGCAGGCAGAAGCCGCTATGCAGGGCGCAGAAACCGCATGTCAGCAGGCGGTCACTGCACAGAACGCCGCAAAGGTATCCGCAGCCCAGGCATCAACGGCAGCACAACAGACCACAGCCGACAAGAACATAACAGCAGGCTACGCTAAAACTGCCAAGACCAATGCTGACAGCACTGCAGCAGACAGACAGGCGGTGCAGACGTTGGCAGAACAGGTGACAGCCGACAAGGCTACAGTGGTAGAAAACGCCGCTAAGGTAGCAGAAGACAAAACAGCCATTGATGAGGCTAAAACAGATATTGATGCTAAATATATAGAGATATCTAATACTGCTACAAAGTTAGATACTGAATATAATAATTTAACCTCTAATTATTATACTAAAGAATTAGCCGATAGTACATTTGCAACTAAAACAGAAATTAATAATACAAATAGTAATGTTAGTCAGCTAAAGGAAGACATAGATGATTTGTTGACTAATGTTAAATCAAAAAATCTTCTTGATAAGACAAAGGTTACAACTTCTCCATACAACTATATCAATCCGAATGGAAACACAGAAACGTATGGAAATAATTTTGTCACAGATTATATTCCAGTTGAATCTGGCAAAGTTGTTACTTTATCTCGTTATTTGGTATCTTCTGGTAAATTCATACAGAGCAGTTATGTATCAATTTGCATGTTTGATGCAGATAAAAACGTAAAAAGCGGTGGAGACTACAATAAGACTACTTGTACTATTCCAAACGGTGTAGCATTCGTTAGGATTACACTTAATAAGTCCTATTTTTTAGATGTTGATTCGATGGTCGAACTGACTGATGATGGCGCACCTACTATATACGAACCTTATTCAAGTGCATCAAAAAAGTTAACAGATGAAATAATTGAAAGTAGCAAAATCGCTACTATTAAATATGTTGACAGTAAAAAATACACAATGTCATTGCTGACTGACAACATCGGATGTTCATTGCCAAAAAGTGAATATTTTATGACTGTTGGAATTGAAGAAAGTTGGTATACAGATAGCTTTGCAACCCCTAAAGGATTTTTTGTAAACATGTACAGCGGTTCACAGGCAGACAGACATGACGGAAAATATACGTTTTCTAATGTCTCTTCATATTATGGTAACAACGCATATTTGTGGAATCTGTACGACATGCTATTGAATCTCGTGAAGAATGAAGCGAACACAGGAACTGGATATGCAAGGAATTGCAAATCATTAAACCTTCAGGATTGCTCGCTTCTTTGCATTGGAGATAGCACGGTAGACCATGATGTTATGACCGCAAAAATCAAATCTTTCTTTACAGAAAATGGCAAAACCGTTACACTTCTTGGCACTCTGGGGGATGGAAAAGGAACTGGAAACAATAACGAAGGTCGTGCGGGATGGACTACATCTGATTACTTCACAAACAAAACATATGACGGTGTTGTTAATCCATTTTATAATCCATCTTCACAGACGTTTGATTTTGCTTACTACATGAGAAATCATAACTATTCGTCTGTTGATTTTGTAGCAATTCAGCTTGGCATCAATGATTTGTATAATTTTGATGATACGAAAATCATACCTACATGGGAAAACATCAAAGCTATGATTGATAGCATTCATGCGTTTAATCCATCGGTGAAAGTTATCTTGAATCTTCCAACGACTCCTAACGCTGACCAGTCGAAGCACTCTGTATTTGAGCCTTTGTACAGAAATAGGGTTGTTAGATATTGCGATTATGCTACGACAAAAGCGAAAGAACTGTATCCTACTACAAGAGTTAGAGTTTCATATAACCATCTTATTTTGAATCCAGATACTGACATAAGGGATAACGTTCACCCTACAAATGGAGGGTATGAGAAAATGGGTCTTGAGGTATGCAATCAGATTAACTGCTGGCAGAATTCTTAATTAACTAAAGAGGGCTATAATAAACTAATGTTATTCTAAAAATATGGTGGAGAAGCTAGGGTTATCCACCGAAGATTTTGAAAAACCTACAGTGACCGAGCAGGACAAAATGATGGCACAAGTGCTATACACAGCTGCTATGACAGGCACACTGATTGAGGAGGACAAGGAAGATGTATAAGAAAGTCAAACGTTTGTACGATTTAGGGTTGTACACCGCTGAACAGGTCAAGGACTTTGCTGACAGGGGGAAGATAACCCCTGAGCAGTACGAGGAAATCACAGGAGAGAAGTATGAAAGCGAGGTAGTGAAGTGAAATACATAATCATGCTGATAATCGTGATAGGTCTTGCACTGGCTGATTTTGCCACAGGCTGGATAAAAGCCTATTGCAAAGGCGACGTCCGTTCATCGAAAATGCGCAAGGGTGGTCTGAACAAACTAGCCGAAATAGTTGTCATGGGCGTGGCTATCGGTTCGGAAATAGGTTTTGAACAGCTAGGTCACTACTACGGACACAGCGAGCTGGCAGGCATTGCAGGCACTATAACTGCACTAGCTGTTTTCGGATATATTTTTGCCATGGAGATAGTTTCCATACTGGAAAACTATGGTGAAATAAATCCACAGGCGCACTGGATAAACAAGATTGTGGAAAAATTCGGAGTTTTTAAAGATAAGGAGGACTAACTATGGCAATGACATTTGACGAGTTCGTAAAAAAGTACAAAGGCAAGGGCATTGATTTTGACAAAGCATATAATGTACAGTGCTTTGACCTGGCAAACCAGTACAACCGTGATGTTATCGGCTGCGGTATGTTCACAGGTCTGTATGCTAGGCAGATTTACGAAGATTTCGACAGGCAGGCGGTCAAGGGCTATTTTACCAGAATAAAGAACACTCTGTCGTTTGTGCCGAAAAAGGGTGACATCGTGGTATGGGGCGGCAGTTTGAACGGCGGTATCGGTCACGTTGCCATAGCCACAGGCGAAGGCAACACAAAATATTTCTACAGCTACGATCAGAACTGGACAGGCAGGAACGATCCATGTACAAAAATCAAACACAATTACAACCATGTTCTTGGCGTTCTGCGTCCGAAAAATCAGAACGCTATCAATCCGCCCGCACTTGACGCCAAGGGCTATAAGAAAGGCGCAAGCACAGACGGGTCGTATGCCCTGAAACAGTTGCTAATCCTTGATGGTGCAAAGCTGGACGATAATGCCGTCATTGGCAAGGGCACTGTATCCGCTATCAACGCACGGCTGAAAGCGTGGGGCTACAAGCAGAACGGCATTGCAGGCAAGAAATTCATCAAGAAACTGCGTGAAAAAATCAAGAAATAGTCGCATAAAATTCTCATAAATTCCTCATAAATTTAGCCGTCAGAGCGTTTGCCCTGGCGGCTTTTTTTATTGCGATACGCAGTTATTGCAGAACCTTGTGAACGGTACTGATATCTCCGTCGTCACGTTCAGCGTTTACAAAAATCGTATTCAGCCATTTCACCTTATAGCCGTTGTTGGTATGGTATCCGTGAAAATGCGCACGTCTGATGTGCGGTGCTTTCGGTGCGCTGTGACCTTGTGCACTGTGCTGGTAGCTGACACTGCTTTCAGCCTGTCTGTGCTTGCGCACAGCAATTCCTATGCGGTATCCTACATTTGCTACGGCTGATTTTTGGGGCTGTGCAGACGGCTTCTGTGGATGTTGTGCGGCGGTCTCCTTCTGTGCCTGTCGTTTCGTGACAGGTGTGATTTCAGCGTTTACGGCTGATAGGTAGACAATGAACTGCAATTTTTCGGCTATGTCGCATATCATTGCCTTAGTGCCTGCCTTGTCTTTTTTGGCATAGCTGCCTAGAATTTTATATATCAGTTCTTCAACTGTCATATCATACTGCAATTCTATAGCGATTGATTCCGAATAGTAGTCTTTTTCAGCATCGTCAAAAAAATATTCTGTCATTGTCATTCGGTCGCCCTGCAAATCGAAGAAAAACCCCACGCTATTTTTGTATTTTCGCTGGACATAAAAACAGTTACACGGCAATTGTTTGAAAACGTCTGCGCTGATTTTCAAATCGGCTGTGCCTTGACCGCTGAGCAAATCTGCAAAATCATCATCAAATAGATACACTTGCCGTCCACTATAGTACCAGTTTGTCATATTTTTTATAGCCCCCAGCTTGTCTAAAAAATCATCTGACATTATCGTTTGTTCGGTCAGCTTGGCGGCTTCATCTAGTGTCTTCTTACCGATTTTGATATAGTCACGCATCAGCTGACCGCTGACATAGTCCACTATATCGGTATCGGTTGCGATATGTCCTATGGCTTTTATGGTTTCTATGTTGGCTGCTACTACTTTGTCTGGCAGCAATTCGTATTTTTGTTTTGCCATGTCATTTTACCCTGACGTTTATGCGGTCGATATTTACATTTGTTGCTTCTATGCCGTGTTTTTTCAGTTCTCGTTCGATTGTAACCGAATTTTTCGGGGTGGTAAGCCTGATCTGTCTGCAAATGTAGTGCTTCTCACACTTTTCGCCATAGTTCTTACCCTTGACAACCTCAAATTCGTCCGAAATATCGTCATCGGTCAGCCCTAGTTTTTCAACTAGCAATTTCCAATCCTCTGGGCTGATAGGGTCCAGGACTTTGACTTCCACGCCGTCACGTGGCGCCATTTTATATATCCAGTATGCCTTCTTGTCAAACTCTGCGGCACTTCGTGGAATGTTGGCATTTCCACGTGGTATCAAATATTTTGATACATCGTCAACGTTTGAAAAATCAATCATGCTCAGCTGATATGTGCGGTTCTTGATTTTTACCAGCAAATAGTTGCCTTCGGGGCTATACAGCCCATCAACTATCAGTCGCTTTTCACCATTAATTTCTTCAAACTCAAAACTGTCAGCTTCCAGCAAATCTTCTGGCTTGCAGTCCAGTGCCGTGCATAGACGCCCCAGTGTGCTAGCCTGGATAAAGTTGATATCCTGCGCACCGCTCTCCAGACGGCAGATATAGCTTCTGACAGAACCTATTCTCTTTGCCAGTTCATCTTGTGTCATGCCTCTTGCTTCTCTCATGTCTTTCAACTTGCTCATGTTATCAGTTCCTTTCAAATTTTATTTTGCTTTCCAGCCGACGCCCTTTCGGGCGTTTCGTCTCAATCTTCCGAGACTCATCAGGGCTGTTTATGCGATATGTTCTGCGCACATTCTTTCGGCTGCCGCCTTGATGTTCTTCATAGTGGCTTCCCCGTCCCATTCCAAGTAAGCGATATTCTTATCTTCGTAGTTGACCCAAGAGTCACATGTTAATTCGTCACACCATACATAACCTGTTGAGCAATCAACCATCAACACACCCATTGTTGAACGATAGAAGCCGCCCTCATTAGCTCTCTTAAAAGTTCCTACTGCTTTTTTTACGCCTGTGATTTTCATGATTTTGTACCTCCGAAAATTAATTTTTGATTTCAGGTCTCATCTCTTGCCTGTGATTATAGTATACCATGTTATCTAGCAAATGTCAAGTAGTTAGATAACAAAAATATAGATAACATTGAATTTTGTAGGATTGCACAAATATAGACTTGCTTTTTGTACATATTTTCAGAGCAAAATTTTAGCGTGTGCAAATTTCGTGTCATATTTCGTGTCATATATTTATCATTTTGAATGATATTTCATCATTTCTACGCATATTTTAACATTTTGGAGCATAAAGAAAACCGCCCATCTACGCCATTTGACGTAAACAAGCGGTTTCGTACTGGTCGAGGTGACGGGACTTGAACCCACGGCCTCTGCGTCCCGAACGCAGCGCTCTACCAAACTGAGCCACACCT